ATGGGATAATATTGATATAAGTGAAAAAACTGAATCAAAATGTATTGAAGTGGATAAAAATGGATTATGTGATAAACCTGCTAAATTTACAAAAGATGACAAATGTTATTGCCTTAAACATTCAAAAAAACACAATTATTTACAACCTTTAGCAGAATTAAAACAATCTTATTTAAATAAACAAAAAATACAAACTTTAATTGATATTGCCAACAAATATAACCTAAAATATGAAAATCATCCAACAAAATCCAATATTTTAGCAATAATAACTGAGTTTGTTAATAATAATTGCTATACTATTATTGCTAAAACAAATGCTAGTAAAGTAAATTTAGTTACTATTGGCAGAAATATACAACATAAATTTGATGAAATTTTTAAGGATAATTTATCAAGCATTAATACTATTATTATTGAAAATCAAATTGGACCTATAGCTAATAAAATGAAAACAATACAAGGAATGATTTCACAATATTTTATTATGAGAAACAATAATATTAATATTGAATTTATTAGCGCTTGTAATAAATTAAAAGATTTTTTACCAGAAGAAAAAATAGATTATAAACAAAGAAAAAAACTAGGAGTTCAAACATGTTTAGCAATTGTTAATAATGATTTGAGATTTAAGGAATGGGATTCTTTTATTGCCAAACATAACAAAAAAGATGATTTGTCAGATTGTTTTTTACAAGGGTTATGGTTTATAAAACATAAAATATAACTTCATATTTTTAGAATTAAAATTAAATTTAATAAAAATTAATTTTAATTAAAATTTAATTTAATTTAATATTTTTTTAAATAAATTAATATTTAGAATTCGTATTACTTAAAATTAAATGTTCTTAATAATTTATAATGGATAATGAGATTATTGATATTTCAATGGACTTTGAGAATTTAAATAATAAATGGGACAAAAAAACTAACTTTGGAGGTGGAATTGAACTTTTAATGAATGATAAAAAAAACGACACTCATGGTTCAACAAGTGATATTAATATCGACGACTTAGATAATTTAGAAAATGAACTCAACGATTTAGCAACAGAAACTTCAACACCTATTAGTAATTCATTTGAATCTAAATTATTTGGAATGACATCTAATTTTAATGATAAATCTTCTGTTACATTTAGTGAAGAACCTTCTATTCTAGAACCAAATATTGGACATTCTACTGCTAATACTTCATCAGATGCTAAAACATGGGATGGTTATGGAAAATTTAACAATATTCCTGTTAATCCTGATTTTAAAATGTCATCTGAACCTAAACTATCAAAAGATGAACTTCTTAGAGAAAAATTCAAATATTTAAGAAGACTTGAATCTCTTGAAAAGAAAGGGGTTGAACTAACAAAAAAATACAATATGGACTCCAATTTACAAGAAATGATGGGAGAATACGAAATGATTATGTCAGAAAAAACTAAACAAAATTCTGTTAAATTTCAAGGCAATATGATGATGGCTATTATTAATGGCATCGAGTTTTTAAATAACCGATTTGATCCTTTTGATGTTAAACTTGATGGTTGGGGTGAACAAATTAATGAAAATATTACTGATTATGATGATATTTTTGGAGAACTTTATGACAAATATAAGTCTAAAGCATCTCTCGCACCAGAACTTAAATTATTATTTCAATTGGGAGGAAGTGCTATGATGGTTCACATGTCTAATACAATGTTTAAATCTGCTATGCCTGGAATGGATGATATTTTTAGACAAAATCCTGAACTAATGCGTCAATTTCAAAGCGCAGCAGTTAATTCTATGTCAGGTTCTAATCCTGGATTTGCCGGATTTATGGGCGGTTTAATGAATCCTGAACCACAGGTTCCACATGGCAAAGGACCTCCTTCTCCAATGGCCACACAAGGAACTATGCCACCACCTAATAGAGCAGGAAATAATACTAGTAGAGTTGATATATCTATGGCTCGTAGTTCTAATGATGGAATTAGTATTAAAGAAAAACATAATCAATGGATTGAACCCACTACTACTCCTGCTTCTGCTTCTCAAAAAAGTTCTAGAAGACCTGATATGAAAGGACCCACTGATATTTCAGACATTTTATCAGGATTAAAAACTAAAACTATTGAAATCACTCCGCAAAAAAAAGATATAGTCATTGAAGATATAAATAATAGTAGCACTATAAGTCTTGATGACCTTAAAAGCATTCAAGGCGAAGGAAATATTCCTAAACGCAGTCGTAGAAAAACTAAATCTGATAAAAATACTATCAGTTTAGATATTTAATCATTATACAATGATTGTATAATTTATTACAATCATTGTACATACAAATTTAAATATTATTAAATTATATGAATAGAACAATTATAGGCGAAGGCGCATATGGGTGTGTTCATAAACCAAGCATACATTGTAAAACACCACCTAGTCCCAGATTTAATTATAAAAATTACGTGTCCAAAATTATGACAACCAAAAATGCTAAAAAAGAGTTATCCGAATTTTTAATTATTAAAAATATTGATCCTACCAATGAATATCATTTAGGTTCTCCTATTTTATGTCACCCAAATATTGATAATAAAAATGTAACTACAGCAATAGATAAGTGTAAATATATAAAATTAAAAGATATACAGGCAAATCCTGATTATTATAGTTTGTTAGTTTTAAAATTTGGAGGTTTAGATTTTAAAGTATTATGTAATACACATCTTGTTAAATATTTAAAAACAAATACAAAAAAAAGAACTGACAACTTTTGGCTTGAAGTTCATCATTTAATCAAAGGCATTAAATTTTTTAAAGATAATGGAATTGTTCATAATGATATTAAACCACAAAATATATTATTTAATTCAAATGGAAAAATGAAATATATCGATTTTGGACTTATGAGAAAAAAAAAAGAGATTATAAATTTATCTAAAATGAATGACAATTTTTTAGGAACATTTCATTGGTCTTATCCATTCGATTGTGGATTTATGGAAAAAAAAGAGTATGATAAATATAAACATTTTAATGTGTCAGATAAAACCGTATTTAAAAATGAACTTAGTAAGTTAATAGTTAGTAACTCCAAAATTACTAACTCCAAAATTAATATATTTAAATTACCAATACATAACCCTTCGGCATTTAAAATACTTTTTACATATTTAAATCCTAATAATACTATTCCAAACGCTTCTACTCAATATGGATATATTAATTCTTTTTTTAATGGGTTTAATGATATGATAAATACTAAATCATATGATGATGTTTTAAACCATATTGTTGATTCTATTGATGTATTTGGACTAGGATTTACTTTACAATTTATGGCAAATTGTTTTAAAAGACTCAATGCTTTATCATTACAAGATTTTACACGATTATCCGCATTTTTTTATAAAATGTATGATTTTAATCCTTTAACAAGAGTTGTTGATATTGACTTATTACTCAATGAATATGAAAACATTTTACTTGAATTAGGCATACTAATGCGCTTAAAAAAAAGTTTTAAAAATCATACGTTAGTAAATAAATTATTTGCCCCATCCATAATTATTTCTAAATCTAAAAGTGATGATAAATCTCTTCCACAATATTTATCACAAGAATTACAAGAATTTGCTAATAAAGACCCAACTGGTTTTGTAATTAGAAAAAGATTCTCTAATAATACAAAATTACATATTAAAACAAATAAATATAACAAGACTAATAAGAATAACAAAAAGACTACTAAGAACAAAACTAGCAAAAAGTTTTAAAAATATATTAATAATAGTTATTTTATAATAAAACTATTCATTAAATAATATTATTAATAATTATAATGACAAAAAAATACGAAAATGGATTATTTATTTTTAGAAGAGATTTTAGACTAATAGATAACATAGGACTTAATTTATCTAATAGTATTTGTAAAAATATATATCCTATATTTATATTTACACCTGAACAAGTTACTGAACAAAATAAATTTAAATCTGATAATGCGATTCAATTTATGATTGAATCCTTACAAGATTTATCTATTCAAATAAGCAAAATGGGCGGTCATCTAATGTGTTTTTATGGTGATAATAATACTATTGTATCTAATTTAATTAAAGAATTAAACATAAATGTTGTATGTTTTAACGCCGACTATACTCCATACGCTATCAAACGAGAATTAGGAATTATACAAATATGTAATCAAATGGGAATTGACATTGAATATGAACATGACTATTATTTACACCCACCGGGAACAATTGTAAATAGTTCAGGACGCCCATATCAAAAATTTACACCATTTTATCAAACATCAATTAAAAAAAAAGTTGATGCTCCAACCACTTTAAAAAAAATACATTTTTCTAAACCAAATAAACATTTACAACATAGCATTACATTAGATAACGCTTTACATCGGTTTCTTAACAATCCAAATATTATGGCGCATGGAGGAAGACATAATGCTATCATTCAAATGCGAATTGCTAAAACTTCTATACAACATTATTCTAAAACTCGTAATGAACTAAGTATTTCAACATCTGAATTAAGTCCTTATATTAAATTTGGATGTATATCAATAAGAGAAGTTTATCAAGCATTTAAAACAAAACACGACTTTATCAGACAATTATTTTGGAGAGATTTTTACGCTAATATTTTATATTCATTTCCTCATGTTTTAGGTTCTGCTATGAAACCAAATTATAATAAACTTCATTGGCATAATAATTCAAATTTATTTAAAAAATGGTGTAATGGAGAAACTGGTTATCCTGTTGTTGACGCAGGAATGAGACAACTTTTACAAACCGGTTATATGCATAACCGAGCACGTTTAATTGTATCCAGTTTTTTAGTTAAAACATTATTAATTTCTTGGGAAAAAGGAGAAAAATATTTTGCTCAACATTTAGTTGATTATGACCCTGCTAGTAACAATGGAAATTGGCAATGGACTGCCGGTTCCGGCGCTGATTCACAACCATATTTTCGAATTTTTAATCCTTGGGAGCAAACTAAAAATTATGATTCTAATTGCGAATATATAAAACAATGGATACCAGAATTAAAAGATGTTCCAAATAAAGATATTTTGAATTGGGAAAATACATATTCTCAATACAAAAATATAAAATATCCTAAACCAATTGTTAATTATAAAACACAAAAAGAATTAACATTACACATGTATTCATCCGCATTTACTAAGTAAGTAAATAATAATTATATTTTTACAATTATTATTTTATTATTTTTTTTTTTTATTATTTTTTTATTTTGGTATTTTTTACAAGTATTTACAGGTATCCTTTATAAACCACTCCCTTTGACTTGGTTTAAGAAGTCCCCAAATAATACGATTATCCAAAATAAGATTTTTAGTAATAACATTAGAATTACGTAATTTATTTACTCGTTTTGTTACATATGACTGAAATAATACATTTTCGGTATTTAAAAATTTATATAGTCTTGAATATAATTGAGAAATTTTAAGACTTTTATATTTTAATAATATAATATGGTCTTCTCGGGTTAATCCTTCCCGTAAATACCACCAAAGGTAATTATTAAACCAAAAACTATACGCCCTTATAGATGGAGTTAAAAACCATCTATCATAATAATTGTTTACAATATTTAAAGTATAAACATACGACCTTATATCATTTAATAAATCTTTTGACTGATATGAATATGTATATGGAATAATAAGATACGTAATATCGGCATTTAATTTACAAAATTTTTGGATTTTATCTAATTTTGTATCTGTATTTGTATTTGTATCTAATGACATCATTTGTATAATTACTATAATGTATTTATATTTGTTTACTTTACCATTTCACAATATTAAATTCAAATCTATAAAAAATTGATATAAAACTCTAAACTAATATATTATAATTATGAAATTACAAGAAATAAACATGAACGTTTCAAATCCAAACCCAACTTTTATATTTATTGATGGAAGTTACTTTTGCTTTTATCGTTATCATTCTTTATTAAATTGGTGGAAAAATGCTTGTCCTGAAGAAATAGATGTTTTACAAAATCCGTATCAAAATGACAAATTTGTTGATAAATTTAAAAAAATATTTATTGATAATATTAAAAAAATACCTAAAAATCTTAAATTAGATAAATCCATAAATCCAATTATTATTGTTGGCAAAGATTGTAAAAGAGAACATATTTGGAGAAATCAACTTTTCCAAAATTACAAAGCCAATAGATTACAAAATGACGGGTTTATGGGCGAACCATTCTTTAAAATGGTTTATGATGATAATTTATTTATTGAAGGCGGAGCACAAACTATTTTAAAACATCCTAAATTAGAGGCCGACGATTGTATTGCTATTTCTGTAAAATATTTATTAAATACTTATTCTACTTCTAATATTTACATTATTACTTCTGATAAAGATTATTTACAATTAGCGCAAGAACGCGTTCAAATATATGATCTTGCCTTTAAAAAATTAACAGAACAAAAATCTTCTACTGGAGACCCTAAGTGTGATTTATTTTGTAAAATATTAACAGGAGACCCCAGCGATAATATTTCATCTGTTTTCCCTAGATGTGGGCCAAAAACTGCTATGAAATATTATCAAAATCAAGAATTATTTAAACAAAAATTACAAGAATCAACAACATACCAAACTTCCTATGAACTAAATTCTAAAATTATTGATTTTAATAATATACCAGAAGAACTAGCACAAGAATTTTTACAAGAATTAGTACAAGAATTTTGAATTTTATACTATTTAGAATTATAATTTATATAAATCATATAATATAAATATTTTTTTACTACTTATATTAATGAATTCTATACCTGACGACGATAATACTAACCTTCATTTATATATATTAGAACCGCTTTCTGTTATAATAAAACTTGCCATTATTAGCAATAAACCTATTGGAACAAAATTAAGAATGTATAATAACATTATTTATTTTCAAGAACCTGGACCATTTCAAGCCTTATGTCGGTACTTTTTAAAAAGTAATAAAACTGACATTCAATATTTATACAATCCTATTGAAATTGCTTGTAAACAATATTTACTCGAAGAGATAGAAACAGAGACAAAGACAGAAACAAAGACAAAAACAAAACCACAAACACAAACAGAGACAGAGACAGATACAGATACAAAACCAAAGACAAAGTTAAATCATACATTTACTAATTTATTTAAATGCGCACAAAATGGGTTGTTAAAATTAATTGAAACATATAAAAATTGTTCCGTAATGAGAATATGTTTAAATTATTATGTCAGTTTAATTTCTAATTATTTAGAAGAAAAAAATAACGTTTCATTGTTTAGAAAAGATGATATGACAAAATTTTATACAACAGACACCATAGATAAATTATCACAAATATGGACTTCAAATAAAATATCAATTGTATTAAACTTAACTTCATTTTTATCAAATGACAATTTTCCTGAAATGAATGTTAAATCTTTAGAAACAATTATTGACGGCATTGATAAAGAAGTTTCCCAGATATTATAATTTTATACATTTAAAAAAATTGATTTAATTTTATCATTATTTAATTTCATATAAATAATAATACTAATATGACAGAACATAAAATTTATGGATTATTCTCTATTGCTATAATGTATTTTAATATAGCAAACCAATTAGAGGAAAAAAATGGTTCACAAAGACAATACAATGAAGAAATTGAATATTATTATTTATTAAGTACCAAGTTAAACTATTCTCCTGCTATGGTAAATATTGCTATATATTACGAAGAAATATGTCATGATTTTGATAAAGCAATTATATATTATTTAGATGCTATTGAATATAATGAAGTAACTGCTATGTATAACTTGGCTGATTTATATTATAAAATCAAAGATTTTTCTAAAATGGAATATTATTATTCATTAGCAATTCATAAACATAATGACATTGATTCCATATACAAATTAATATCATATCATACATCTCAAGTTAATTTTGATAAAATGAAGTATTATTACTTGATTGTGATAGAACATCCACATTTTAAACGTTCTAAACTAAATAAAAATATAAATATATTTTATACTTTCTTAATATTGGATAATATTACAGATAAAACTCCCAAAATGGAACGTCACTTAAGTAAGGTAATGAAAAATCATGATATTATGATTTATAAAAATAAAATTAAATTATTTAAAAATTTAAATAATATAATAGAATGCGTTATTTGTTACGAAGAACAATTAAATATTAATTTACATTGTGGACATT